CTACAGGTATAGGTTTATTGGTAGTAGCTATAGGTTCTTTAGTAACATATCTAACACAGACTAAAAAAGGTGCTGAACTTTTAGAAGTAGCGTTTAGGACTGTAGGCGCTGCTATTTCTGTTATTACAGATCGTATAAGCGATATAGGTAGCGCTATAGTTAAAGTGTTTAAAGGCGATTTTAAAGGCGCTGCAGAAGACGCTAAAAAAGCAGTAACAGGTTTAGGCGACGAAATACGTAAAGAAGTTAAGGCTATGAATGAACTAGCAAAAGCTAGCATAGCGTTAAGAGATAGCCAGCGCGAACTAAACGTAGAAACAGCTAGACGTAGGGCGGAACTAGAAGCGTTAAAGTTAATAGCAGAAGACACTACGAAAACAGACAAAGAAAGGTTAGAAGCTGCTAGAGCTGCTATGGAGTTAGAAACAACTTTAGTAGAAAAACGCGTAGCTAACGCAGCCGAAGCGGTTAGAATACTAAAAGAAGAACTAAGCACTAGAGAGGCAACGGCAGACGAACTAGACGAACTAGCGCAGCTA